ATTTCTACATCATCGTAAAGGGTGTTGACTCAAAGTCGTACAGAGAGGCTGTAAGAGCGTATCACAGGAAGCTTATTAACAAAGAGGACGGTGGTGAGATTGACTTGTTAGTCGCTATCACTAAAAGCTGGCGTGGACTTGAAGATAAAGGCAAGCCCGTAAAGTTTACCCCTAAGAACGCACAAGACCTTTACGGCAAAGCCCCTAACATTGCATCTCAAGTGGACACTTTTGTAGCTGCACGAAGAAATTTTATCAAGGGCTAACTAAGGAGCTGTCTGTTTTTGGCCGGTGGCAGTTTTGGGCTGCCGGTTACGACAAAGGATCAACAGTTAGTCGCATCAGCAATCTACGACAGGTTGCTAAAAGTTTAGGTCGTAACCCCAAAGAACTTGATGAAGAGCCTGAATTACGAGAAGAGCTTGTTTATCTTTGGGACTTGTTCGTGTCTTTAAAAAATGCCTCCTCTGGCGCAATCAGTTACAATGAAATAAATTCGTATATGTCTATATATGGAAGATTATCTACTTTTGAGGTAGATATTATCCGCAGCCTAGATATTTTACACGCTCAAGAGGGCAGTAAGAATGACTGACGTATCAAAACTTGTAGTAGAAGTTGAAGCTAAAGGGATAAAGCCCACTACCGAACAGCTAGAGAATCTTTCAGAAGCGGGCGCAAAAGCAGAGAAAAATACCGGCAAGGTAGGAAAAGCTGCTAAAAGCACAGTTGCGCCTATGAAAAACATGCGCGCTCAAGCGCAGCAGGCTTCCTATCAGCTTCAGGATATTGCAGTTCAGGCCCAGATGGGAACAAATGCGTTTACCATCATTGGTCAGCAGGGTTCTCAGCTTGCTTCTGTATTTGGCCCTTCAGGTGCAATTACTGGCGCATTAATTGCTTTTGGTGCCATTATCGGCGGAGTCTTAGTTAATAATCTTGGACTTGCCGATACTTCTGTAGAGGATCTTGAGACAGCATTGGGTCGCCTTGATACAGCAATGGAATCAACCGACAACGGAGCTTTTGAATTAGCTACTCGAATTAAACAATTAGCTGATGTTTCTACAGCAGCGGCAAGAGCCGAGTTATTATCACTAGCCGTAGACTCTCAAATAGCTTTTGACAACACTGGCAAGGCAATAGGCGATTCTGTAAATGATGCTATTGATACGCACCTTTTCCGATTAACTAATCAAATAGAGAAAATGAGAGGTAAAGGTTTAGATGGGGATGATATTTTAGCTTTAGGTGCAGCGAATGTAGCTAGAGTTGACATGATTGGATTGCAAGACGCTTTGCTTGAGCTAACTTCTGAGTTTGGACTTACTGCAGCACAAGCTGTCCGTTTTGCCGAAGCTGCTGGAGGCTTAAAAGAGGGCGATTACAAAAGCTATAAAAACTTTGCAGACGTTGTTGACGAGATAGGAGTTGAAACAAATTTTGCTGACGAAGGGCTAAAGACGTTTAGAGATGGCTTGACTGATCAGATGGTAGTAATGACGCAGTCTGTTGCAAAAGCTGATTTGCTTAAAAAATCTTTGGCCGCTATTGTAGATGGAGACTCTGAAGGCCTTACGTCTTTAACTACAGGTGCAGCAGCAGCAGCAGAAAAAGAAGTAACAGATGCCGAGGCATTAGCAAAAAGAATAGAAGCCGCTAAGATAAAAAGCTTTGAGCAACAAAGCACTGCTGCAAGCGCACACGTTGAGCGGTTAACTTTGCTAGGTCTTACTGAAGAACAGAAGTTTGCAGAACTTCAAGAAAGGGAATTGGCTAAGTTAAAGGAAAACCTTGCTGCCAAGCTAATTGCACAGACAGAGTATGATGCAGCAGTTAAAGCTTTAGGTGGTCAAGCTAGTTTGCGTGACGATAAAGCTGATTTAAAGTTAGAGAAGGAAAAAGCCAGCGCCCAAGCCCGTCTATTGCAAATAGAGCAATCAGCAATGGAAGAGGCAGAGCTTATTAATTCCTTGGAGGCAGAGGCTATAGCAAAAACGCAAGCTGACAGAGATGCCGCATTAATAAGCCAAAAAGAATTTGAAACTGCCAAAGATCAGATAGAAGAAAAACACAGCAAAGACAGGGTTGCTCTTGCCCAAGCAGAGGCTCAAGCTAAGTCAGATATTCAGCAACAAGTTTTGGCAAGTATGAGTGGAATTGCTGGGCAGTTAAGCGGCATAGCAGAAAAGGGATCAAAAGAGGCTAAAGTTTTATTTGCAATGCAAAAAGCAATAGCTATTGCTCAGATAATTGTAGCAACTGAAACGGCGGCATTAACCGCTTCTGCGTATGTAGCTGGAGCAGGCCCGATAGCTTGGCTTGCATCCGTAACAGGTATTAGAGCAATGGGTTACGCGTCCGCTGGTATTGTTGCAGGAACCGCTATTGCTGGCGGCAGAGCATTAGGTGGTCAGGTTAGAGGAGGTGAGTCTTACCTTGTAGGTGAGCGCGGCCCAGAGCTTCTGACTATGGGTAGTTCAGGTCGTATTGCTACTAACGAGAACCTAAAGAAAGCTGTTGGATCTGAAAGTGGTCAAGCTCAAGCCAATGTTAGTGTAAACTTTAGCATACAGGCTAATGACACTGCTGGATTTGATAGACTACTTAACTCCCGCAGAGGTCAAATTGTATCTATGATTAACCAAGCGGTTAACAATCGCGGAAGAGCGTCTATAACATGAGTGGAACATACCCAGCATCACCCTTATTTGCATCTGTTGGATTTAAGAGCCAGCACTACAACCTATCTAGCGAAAGCGTTTCAGGCCGTACTCAAGTCAGAAACATTGGCGGACAGCGGTTTGAGTTCTCAGCGAAATACTCTAAGCTTAGTCGTGCAGAGTTTGCCCCAGTCATGGCTTTTGTTATGGCTCAAAGAGGTATGGCAGAAACATTCTCTGTTGTATTGCCAGAGATAAGCGCAAAGACAGGCACTGCTTCAGGTACTGCAAGAGCTAATGGTGCTGCTGTTTTAGGAGCCACATCCGTAAATGTTGATGGGTTTACTGGCGTTCTAAAAGCGGGCGATATGGTAAAGTTCTCCAACCACACTAAAGTCTATATGATTACCGCAGACCGATCTGGTTCTGGAGCATTGGCAATTCAACCCGCATTACGAGTAGCTTTAACTAACGATCTAGTTATGACATACAACAATGTGCCATTTACTGTTCGTTTAAACAATGATGTTCAAGCCTATTCTTTAGCCTCCGCATCTTTGCTAGACTACGAAGTTGATTTCATAGAGGCAGTTTAATGACAAGATCAATAGACGCAGCAACCATTGCAGAACTTGATAAGGACAATTTTAACCTTGCTACCTTAATTCAATTTGACCTTTCTTCTACTCTGTATCTTACGGATTGGGATAGAAATTTGTCTGCGTTAGCACAAACGTGGAGTAGTAGCCCGCACTTTTTAGGCGTTGGTGATGTTACTGAAACGTCTAATCTTAGGGTTAACACGATTGACGTTACGTTGTCCGGCGTTGAGCAAGCTTATGTAACTATCTTCTTAGCGCAAAACTACATTGACCGGTCTGTTAAAATATACAGGGCTGCAATTGATAGCTCCGATGCCGTTATTGGATCTCCTATACTGTTGTTTGAAGGCTTGATAGCTGGGTTTAATATTCAGGATAGTAAAGATACAAGCACTATTACAGTACAGCTTGCTTCTCACTGGAAAGACTTTGAAAAGGAAGTTGGGCGAAAGACTAACAACAACTCGCAATCTATTCATTTCCCTGCTGATCGAGGGTTTGAGTTTGCGGCTAAAACAATTAAAGATTTAAAATGGGGTCGTAAATAATGTTTTTCTCAGCATTAGCAGTATTTGTAGCTTCCGCAACCGTCTCATATGTTATGGCGCAGAAAGCAAAAAAAGCAGCGCAAAAAGCTGCCGATGCTATGGCTGGCGTTCTTGTTAATAAAGAATCTAACATTGAGCCTATTCCAGTTATTTACGGCACTAGAAGAGTGGGCGGTGTTCGTGTATTTGTTTCGTCAAGAAATGCAGCTGGAGGCGATCCAAATGAATTTTTGTACATAGCTATGGTTTTAGCGGAAGGAGAAGTTGACGCTATTACAGATATACACATTGATGACAAGCCAATATCTGATATTAAATATTATGGCCTGTATACAATTAATACTCATACTGGTGCGGACAATCAAGCTTACGATTCTCTTCTCTCGGAAGCTAATGCTGGCTGGACAACCGCTCATAAATTAAGTGGAGTTGCTTATTTAGCTATTAAGTTAAAGTGGGATTCTGATGCATTTCAGGGAGTTCCAGATATTACCGCGCTTGTTCGTGGTAGAAAAGTATACGACCCACGATCACCTAGCGCCGCTAACGCCTACAGCACTAACCCTGCTTTATGTTTGCGCGATTACATGACTAACGCAAGATTTGGCAAAGGGCTTTCAGCATCAGTAATAGATGATGTTGCGTTTTCAGCAGCCGCTACAGATTGTGACGAAAGTGTAACTTTTTACACTGGGGGTGGAACAGGAAAGATATTTGAGACAAATGCAGTACTGCAAACAGACGAAACATTATTCTCTAACATAGAAAAAATGCTAATGGGCTGCCGTGGGTTTCTGCCTTACACGCAAGGCAAGTACGGATTGATCATTGATAAATCTAGGTCAGTTAGCTACGCATTTGATACAGATACAATAGTTAGCGGAATCTCTATTCAGGGGGAATCAAAAGAAGACAAGTTTAATAGGGTTATTGTTAAGTTTGCTAACCCTGCTGTAGATTATCAGCCTGATCAAGCTACATGGCCTGATGCCGGTTCTAGCGAAGAAACTACATTTTTAAGCGAAGATAATGGCACGTTGTTGGTTACAGATTTAGATATGCCAACAGTCACTAACTACTATGCTGCCAGAGATTTGGCAAGAGTTATTCTTAAACGATCTAGAAGTTCTTTGCGCTGTAGTTTTAAAACTACAAGTGAAGCCTTGCAGCTATCGGTTGGTGATGTAGTTACAGTTACTCACCCTACACCAGCTTGGGTAGCAAAGCCTTTTCAGATAGAGGAGATTACCCTTAACTATGACGGTACTTGCTCTGTTTCTTTGTTGCAATACGACTCTACTATTTACACTTACGATCTAGCGGCTCAAGAAATAACCTATCCGCAATCGGTATTGCCTGATCCGTTTTCGGTACTTGCTCCAACAGGTTTTAACACATCTGCAACTACTAGCGTTGCGTTAGATGGAACTATTGTTACTGCAATTGAGGCATCTTGGACTGCAAGTACAGACTCATTTGTAACGCAATATGATATTCAGTGGAGTGCAGACGGCACTAACTTTCAATCAGTTGTTACTGACAATACTAGGTTTATAGTATCTCCGGTCATTGCTGGAACAACATATTATTTCAAGGTAAGATCAATTAACTCATTAGGAGTTAAAAGCGTATTTATAAGCTCTAATCAAGGCTCTGTTGGCGATACTACTGCCCCTTCTGTAGTTGGATCTCCTTCTGCTACCGCAGGGCAAGGTTCAATTACGTTAGCTTGGACTAATCCAGCAGATAAAGACTTTTCCAATGCGGAGATTTACCGAGCAAATACTACAGGCGGCACATATACGGCAGTAGCTAGTGTATCTAGCGGTCACGGTTTACCTTCATCTTTTGTAAATGGCTCCCTTGCTGATTCTGAAGATTATTTCTATAAGATTAAGTCCGTAGATTACAGCGGTAACAAATCAGCGTTTAGCGCAATAGTAAGCGCCACAACAAATGCGGCGACTTTACCGGCAAGGGCAGATAACGGCTACGTTTATTACACTCAGTCTAGCTCTAATGCTCCAACCAGTCCAAGCGCAACGTCTTACAACTATGACACGGCTTCCTTTGGTGGCCTAACAACTAACTGGCAGAAGAACCCGCCAACTATTAACGGCGCAAATGGAAAGTTTTGGGCAAGTAGCTTTACTATTACTGAAGCTAGTTTTGGTGGATCGCAGACTATTACTTTCTCTACTCCATTTGCCTCAACGCAATTTAATGGACTGGTGACGTTTACCAACTTAAACAGCGAGCTTGCAAACGCGTCTAGCACTGAGATTACCACTATCAATGGCGGCCTGTTAAAGACAGGTACTATTGAGGGTGACAGAATACGAATTGATGGGGTTGGCATTGATGTTGTTACTAATGGAACGCAAAAAACACTGCAAATAGGTGATGATGGTGTTACTACAGTAAAGATAGATGACCTTGCTGTGACTACAGGTAAAATTGCCAACCTTTCCGTTGAAACTTTAAAGATTGCAGATCAGGCAGTAACAATACCAAGCGGTTCAACAACAACTGCGCCTGCATATACTGAATGGGGAAGCGGGTCAACTGAGACTATTAATGGCAGTTCTTATTATGTTCCCGTAATAAGTTCAGTTGCTCAATGGCGCACAATATCTTCTATAACTTTTACTTCTGCTGGAGGTAATGTTTTTTTGACGTTTAGCGGAGAGTTAGCCGCTGGTGTATATACAAACGACCAACAAGACACTTTAGGTCGAACTAATATACAATTTCAAATTCTGAGAGACACGACAGTAATTCAAACAGGTTTTATAAAAGGGAATTATGTTCCTCTTTATGGAAATTTGGCCCTTAGCCTCAACTTAAACAGAATGATAGATAATTATGGAAATGCGGTTAGCATTTCGGCTTTAGATAGCACTACATCTGGAAGTCATACTTGGTCATTAAGGGCAAGGCCAATTCTTCAAGAGGCTAACTATGATGACTTTATTGCAGCTAATAGAAACTTCTCTGTATCAGCATTAGAGGTTAAAAAATGAAACACTATATAGTTTATGATGCTAGTGGGTTAATACTTAGAGCTGGAGTTTGTGCGGAACAAGACTTTAACTTTCAGGCTAATAATGATGAGCTAGTCATTGAAGGCGTAGCAAACGATTCTACGCAGATGATTATTAATGGTGTTGTGTGTGACAAGCCGGAGCCTGAAGAGCTTACTGATGAAGAGTTGAATACATTACTCCAGCCAGAAGTTAGATTCAAAAGAAATGCCAAATTAACAAGATCAGACTGGACTCAATTCTTTGATAGCCCTTTAACCGACAGCAAGAAAGCAGATTGGGCAACCTACAGGCAAGCTCTTAGAGACATCCCCGATACTTACTCGGATGCAACATCTTTAGATGATATAATATGGCCCACAAAGCCGGAGTAATGTATGAGAATTTATCAATTAGTAAAAAACGATGTTGGAGTAGACCTGCAAGCAACCCTGACTAGGGATTGTGACGGTAGTGTTATTGATTGCTCTAATGCGACTGTGACTTTAAAGGTTAGAGCTAAAGGAAAAACAGCTACCTTATTTACAGTGACAGCCGGAAATTCTGGGACTAATTTGCAGAACGGCATTGCTATTTTCAGCTTTGCTGCTGGAAACCTAGATCAGCCAGAAGGTTATTACGAAGGCGAAATAAGCATTACGTTCTCCGACAACTCTATAGAAACAGTTTTTGAAATTATTGAGATATATATTCGCGCAGATTTTGCATGATGAAAATATCGGTATTATTAAACCGAGCTAAATATGCTATTGCAGAAAGACAGGCAAGGGCAAAGGTCAGGCTAAATAATGCGATTGCTTTAATACAAGAAAGGCAAGCGAAAGCAGAGATAACGCACAACCGTGCTATCGCCAAAATAATATTTATATCACTTCGGATTTACTATCAAGAGTTTGCTGATGCATCAATAGTAACGGATATTGTTACAAGGTCAATTAGCAAGTCTAGTTCTGATCAATCCGATATTTCTGATATTATTTCAAAAGAAGCCACTAAGCAGTTTCAAGAATTGGCTGGCTCTATAGATGCTATGGAAATGGAGTTAGTCAAGATATTATCTGACTCTGGCATTTCTACAGACATTCTAGAAAAAAATATTGGTCGCGCAATAGCTGATTCTGGCGGCTTTATTGATTCCGCTGCATTGTCTTTATTAAAAAGTTTATCTGATTCCGGTGAAATTACAGATGAGCTACAAAGACAGATAGTAAAAGTCTTATCCGACTCTGGAAGCATTGATGAATCACTTGCTTATGATATTGGAAAGATAGCTAGTGATACAGGCTCTATAGCTGAAAGTTATGCTTTTGACCTTGCAAGAAGCCGTTTTGATAATTATGAAGCATCTGATAGCGCAAGCCTTTTAGCAAGAAAAGTATTAAGCAATTCTGGTCTAAGTACAGATATACATTCTGCTTCTTTCGGTAAATCTATAAGTGAACAATCAGCCGTCACTGATGAATCTATTCTAGGCGCAATAAAAGTATTAGCAGACCATTCAGGAGTTTCAGATGATGAATTCCTAGATGTTGAAAAGTCTCTCAATGATTCGACTAGCTTTACTGACCTTGTGTTTATTGCGCTGCAAAAGCTTAAAATCGTTAATGATTCTTTTAATATTGGTGATTTGGCTGCTCTTATATTTAATAAAGGTTTAGCCGATACTAGCTCTGTTTTAGAAACTGTAGACATTTTGCGGTCAAAAGTCTTGTCTGATTTAGGCGCTTGGGATGACACGCAAAGGATGGATTTTGCAAAGCTCATAAATGAAGGTCTATATGCTACAGATGATCTTGATGGTCAAGCTACAACCGAAGATGACCAGGATATGCAGTTTGTTAAGTCTAGGAACGACTTTGCTTCTATTAGTGATGTATTCGCCTCTACCCGAAGTTACGGCAGGATATTTGCTAATAATGGTTTTACTTCTGATTCTGAGCAATTGACCTTTGACAAAATATCTAATGATTCTGTTTTATTAAATGAACAATCTGATCTTGATGTTATTAAGAGCTTACAAGACCCTGCAACCCCTGAAGACTTGTTTTCCGCAGGTGTGGGCAAGTCGTTAAATGATTCTGCATTTGGAATTGATAGCCCACTAAAAAGCTCTAGTAAATCGTTACAGAATACCGGCAATATAGGTGAGCAGGCTTTCGTTGGTTTAGGAAAAATATTATCAGACATAGTGTTAGCTTCTGATGATTTTGATTCTGCACAAGGAAAGGGTTATGCCGATAACAGTGGTGCGGCAGATAACGCAACTGTTGGTTATGGCAAGTCTGCTAGTGATACTACAATTACATCGGAAGTTCTGGCTTTTATTTTAAGCAAGGCATTTTCTGATGGCTCTACGATATCAGATAGTGCTGCTTCTGGCGTTATAAAGGGGCTTGCTGATTCAGGTTTATTGAGTGACAGCTTTGCGCTTGCTGTTATAAAAGCGTTTTCCGACTCTGGCTCTATTTCTGAGAATGTTTCTTTATCATCTTTAAAGGCTATAGCTGATTCTGGTGTTGCTACAGAAGCCCTTAACAGAGCCGTATCTAAATCCATAGGTGATAGTGGCGTTGCCATAGACGCACTAGCACTTGAGTTAACCCGATCATTGGGAGATAGTTCCGCGCTTTCAGATAACGCATCCAAGCTAATATCTAGAGGATTGTCTAACGCAGGAATTATTGGTGATGCAGTTGATATTGTTAGAGGCAAAGGGCTATTTGATATAGGAAGCTGGTCTGATAGCCAAAGAATGGATTTCCACAAATTTATATCCGAAGGGTTAGGTATAACTGATGATTTGGATGGTGAGGCGACAGCGGAAGATGATCAAGAGATGCAATTTATCAAAATCAGGTCAAACCTTGCTACACTGTCGGACATCTTTGCTAGTACACAAGGAAAGATAAATAGTGATACAATTGGGTCAACTGACTCTGGTTCCCTGCGCAGTCAAGGTTATTCTGCATTTGGGTATTTTTTAGATGATTATGTCGGCTATAGCCGATCTTTTTAGAGGTGTTAAATGATTAACGAAAACTTAAAACTGCGCGGTGATGTTGCCCTTGTTCTGCGGGACAAAAACGGTAACATTAAAGACAAGCGCGAAATTAAAAATCTGATTGTAACGTCAGGTCTAGGCTTTATAGCTTCACGCATGAAAAACTCTACCGGCATTATGTCACACATGGCTTTAGGGTCTAGCAATACGGCGGCTGCTGCTGCTCAAACTGCTCTGTTAACTCAGCTAGGAAGCAGAGAAGCACTGGATAGCACTACTGTATCTGGCGCTACTGTAACTTACATTGCGTCTTTTGAAGCCGGTGATGGCACTGGTGCTGTTACAGAAGCTGGTATTTTTAATGCCGCAACAAGTGGAACTATGCTTTGCCGCACAGTTTTTGGAGTTGTAAACAAAGAAGCTGATGACACAATGTCAGTAACTTGGACTATTACTTTAACCGCATCTTAATTTGAGAAGGGGCTACCTATGTCTACTATAGTAACTAGGGCAGGCAAAGGCTCGCCCCTGACTTCTACAGAAGTTGATGCAAATTTTACCAATTTAAATAGCGACAAGTTGCAATTATCGGATCTATCCGCAGGTGCAGGGATTAGCCTTTCTGCGGGTGGCGCGATAGCAAATACTGCCCCTGATCAGACTGTTGCTTTGACTGCTGGGGGCGCTACTAGCATTTCTGGCACTTATCCTAACTTTACGATTAGCAGTGTAAACACAACTTATAGTGTGGGCAATGGCGGTCTTACTCAGATTAACTTCACCTCTGCTGACCATACCAAGCTAGACGGTATTGAAACAGGTGCCACAGCAGATCAAAACTCAGCGCAGATATTGGCTAAAGTGCCTTACCTTCCAGCAACAGACGACAGGGACATGAAGCCCAGCACGTCAGGTATAGGCAGTACCATAAAAGGCATTAAATCTTTCTTTTCATCTTTAGGCGGAATGACTGGCACGGCTGATTCTGATTATCAAGATGTCATTGTTCTAGATACATATTCTGATACAACTGGTGGAAAGGCTAATGCCTTAGTTTTAGATAAATCCACGCATGTGATTAAACACTACCAAGCTGTGCAGACTGCAACAACTTGGGGTACTCCTAAAACACTGGCGTACACTGATCAGTATAGTGTTGGAGACGGGGAATTAACAGAGATTAACTTTACCTCTGCCGATCACACAAAGTTAAACGGTATAGCTACAGGTGCAACAGCAGATCAAACTGCCGCACAGATTCTTACAGCTATTAAGACAGTGGATGGTTCTGGGTCGGGTTTGGATGCTGATCTGCTAGATGGTCAGAACAGCAGTTACTATGCTGCACAAAGTAATGTCGAAACATATATTGACCGCAGTTATGTATCTAAACATTCCAATACTAACTTAGCTGTAGGGTGGTATACAATTGCTCAAAACACAGGCAATAGGGCCGTTGCTAGGTTTGCTTTATGGGATGTAAATTCCAGTGACCATCAGTCAGTAATTTTTTATGCCGCACACCACTATGGCACAGATGCGTCAAACACCCTGACTGTCATAGACAATAGTTATTATGCTGGAAATCCTTTTAGGTACATTCGGATTAAAGATAATGGGACATACGATGGGTCGGCTTTACAAGTTTATATTGATGACTCAAGTAATAGTGTAAATATTGCTATTGTTGGCGACAATGTTCAAACTAGTGGCTGGGACATTGTAAACTTTTTACCAGATTCTTCTGCGCCATCTGAAATTAGTAACTGGCCTAGCTTTACCGAAAAGTCAAAAGTTGATTTAAATCTAATAGCACAAGGCGGCTTTGCAACTACTGGCCCGATTTATGCTGATGGTGATACAACACAGTATAAAGTTTGGAGCGCAGGCAATGACGGCTCTGGCTCTGGCCTAGATGCTGATTTGTTAGATGGGCAGCATGGCGCTTACTATTACCCAGCAAGTAACCCTAACGGCTACAATAATTATTCTCTGCCACTTGCGACTAATACAGTCCGTGGAGGTATTGAGCTATTCAGTAATACAGATCAATCTGTAGCTGCTAACTCAGTAACTACTACCGCTTCAAGAACTTACGGCATCCAGCTAAACAGTGCTAATCAGGCTGTTGTTAATGTACCTTGGGTCAACACCACCTACTCTGTAGGAAATGGCGGGTTAACTCAAATTAATTTCACATCAGCTTTAAGCTCTAAGCTAGGGAATATTGAAGCTTCAGCAGACGTAACTGATACTACTAATGTGGTTGCCGCATTATCTGCTGGTACAGGCATAGGTCTTTCATCAGGTGGTGCAATCTCTAACACTGCTCCTGATCAGACTGTTGCTTTAACAGGTGCAGGAACTACGTCTGTGTCTGGCACTTACCCTAATTTTACTATCACGGGCGCAGGCACTACCTATACAGCAGGTAGTGGTCTTAGTCTAACGGGTACTGAGTTTGCTAACACAGCCCCAGATCAAACTGTTGCCTTAACGGGCGCAGGTGCTACAAGTATCTCAGGTACTTACCCGAACTTTACTATTAGCAGTGTAAACACCACATACAGCGTGGGCGATGGTGGGTTAACGCAAATTAACTTTACCTCTGCTGACCATACAAAGCTAAATGGAATAGCTGCAAGTGCTAATAATTATTCTTTGCCTTTGGCCACTAACACTGTTAGAGGCGGGATAGAATTATTCAGCAACACAGATCAATCTGTCGCGGCAAATAGTGTTACTACTACCGCAAGCAGAACTTACGGCATACAACTGAACAGTGCAAATCAAGCTGTTGTTAACGTGCCTTGGGTCAATACAACATACAGCGTTGGTAACGGTGGCTTAACGCAGATTAACTTCACCTCTGCTGACAACACTAAGCTAGATGGCATTGAAGCTAACGCCACAGCAGATCAAACAGGCGCTCAGATTAAGACTGCTTATGAAGCAGAGACTAATGCTTTTACTGATGCACAATTTACTAAGTTAGGTGGAATTGAAGCTAGTGCTACCGCTGACCAGACTGCGGCTGAGATTAGAGCTTTAGTTGAATCAGCAACAAACTCTAATGTTTTTACTGACGCTGACCACACAAAGCTAAATGGTATTGCGACAGGTGCAACAAATGTTACAAATAACAATCAGTTAACTAACGGCGCTGGTTACACGACTAATACCGGCACAGTCACTCCATCTAGTACTGACACTTTTACAAACAAGTCTGGGAACATTTCACAGTGGACTAACAATTCAGGGTATACAACAAACGTAGGTGACATTACTGCCGTAACTGCGGGTACTGGTTTAACTGGCGGCGGAACTACAGGGGCTGTAACCCTTAACGTAATTGGCGGTGACGGTATTACTGCTAACGCCAACGACATAGCTCTAGATAGCACTGTTGTAAGAACTACTGGCACTCAGACTATCGCAGGCCAGAAAACTCTTACTTCACTCATCATAATGGACGGAGCAAACACGGGAGGCTACCCTACATTCAGGATGACTGCCGGTAGTAACAGTGTTTGTTCAATTAACTTTGGAGATTCTGCGGATACTGATGCAGGTTCAATACAGTATCAGAACATAAACGATTCCTTGGTCTTTACTACTAACGCTGCTGAAAGGGCTAGGATTACTTCAACAGGTGACTTCCTTGTAGCAAAAACGACTAATAGTGCAAGCACTGTAGGATGTGAGATTGATGCTAGCGGAATAATATACGCTACATGTAGCCTTAGTGGGTATCAAGGCATCAATATAAGGAATAACTTTTCAACAGATTCACTAGCAGGTCTAAAGACGTTTAACGGTGTAGCACAAATAACCGCTACTTCCGCTTATGGTGGTGGACATAGTATTGCTATGAATGGCGGGCAAAGTGGAGAGTACGCAAGATTCACTAGCGCCAAAAGATTAGGCATAGGCATTACCGCACCGGCTGAAGCACTGCATGTTGTTGGCAACATAGTGGCTACAGGTAACGTCACTGCTAACTATTCTGATGAGCGCCTTAAAGACTTTAAAGGAACTATCTTTAACGCACTAGACAAAGTTAACCAGCTTAACGGTTACTACTACACGCCTAACGAAACCGCCCTAGCTCTTGGCGTAGATTACAATGGCGTGGAGGTTGGTGTTTCTGCTCAGGAAGTTGAAGCAGTGTTACCAGAGATTGTTACCAAGTCTGCAATAGGTGATGACTACAAGACTGTATATTACGAAAAACTAACACCTCTTCTTATCGAAGCAGTTAAAGAACTGACTCAGAAAGTAGCGGAACTTGAATCAAGATTAGATAAGGTGGAGAAATAACATGGCTATACGTTGGAACATTGTGGCATTAGACGCTAACGTAGAAACAGGTGCAATTAACACTGCTCACTGGGAAGCGTCTGATTACGAAGTGGTTGACGGTAAAACGCACAGAGGCCGTAGGTATGGATCTATTGG